CTCGTCAGGTTGGTAAGACAACCACAACAGTTGGTTACATGCTATGGTCTGTACTATTCAATATCGATTACAAGGTTGCAATTCTTGCAAACAAAGGTGCATTGGCTCGTGAGATTTTAGGTCGTATTCAATACGCATATGAGTATTTGCCTCTCTGGTTACAACAAGGTATTAAGGTTTGGAACAAAGGTAACATCGAACTTGAAAATGGTTCTGTTATTTGGGCATACGCTACTTCTGCATCTGGTGTTCGTGGTGGTACTTACAATCTAGTTTTTCTAGATGAGTTTGCCTTCGTTCAGCACAACATGGCACAAGACTTCTTTACATCGACATATCCAGTTATCTCATCAGGTAAAACGACAAAAGTTATTATTGTTTCAACACCAAATGGTCTGAATCAATTCTATAAGATGTGGGTTGATGCGACAGAAGGTCGTTCAACATACAAACCACTTGAAGTGCATTGGTCGATGGTTCCAGGTCGTGATGCGGCTTGGAAAGAAGAGACAATACGAAATACTTCTGAAGAACAATTCAGACAAGAGTTTGAGACAGAATTTATTGGTTCTTCGGCAACTCTTATTTCTGGTGTGAAACTTCGTGAATTGGCATTCAAAAATCCACTTGAAGAAGAAAATGGTCTATCAATCTATGAGAGACCAATTGGTGAACATATTGATGAAGTCACTGAAAAGATGAAACCTAAAAACATGTATACAATGACAGTTGATGTTTCTAGAGGTTTAGGTTTAGATTATTCAGCATTCTCAGTTGTCGATGTAACTACTGTTCCTTATAGACAAGTAGCAAAATACCGAAGCAATACTATTTCTCCGTTGACATTTCCTACATTAATTTATAGGGTAGCACAATATTACAATGAAGCATTTGTGCTTGTTGAAATCAATGACAACGGTCAACAAGTTGTGGATATACTACATAATGATTTAGAGTATGAAAATATCTTTAAATTGGAGCATCACTCTATTAAAGGTCAGTCAATTTCTGCTGGATACAAAAAATCAGTCTCTTTTGGATTGAGAACTACTTCATCAGTTAAAAAGATTGGATGCGCTAACTTAAAAGCGATTGTTGAGAACAATAAATTTATAATTTATGACTTTGATACCATTGCAGAACTTAACACATTTGTGCGTGTTAAAGATAGTTATGCCGCTGAAGAAGGAAACAATGATGACTTAGCAATGACGCTGGTTCTTTTTGCATGGCTAGTTGCACAGAAATTTTTCAAAGAAACCACAAATACAGACATTAGACAGCACATTCTAGAAGAACAAAACTCCCTAATTGAAGAATCTATGACACCTTTTGGCATCATAGATGGATATCAGGGTGTAAATGATTATGAAGAGATGAGAGTTGAGGATGGTGATTTATGGACAGGCGTAAAAAATCGTTATCTTTCCTCAAATTTGTAAAACTATAAATAAACAGTAATTGGAATTTTAAGCCAGACTAAGAATTTTAAAGGAGACAAAACATGGCCTTTCAACTAAGTCCAGGCGTAAATGTATCAGAGATTGACTTAACAACAGTAGTTCCTGCTGTTGGGACAACTCAAGGTGCGTTTTCTGGAGCATTTCAATGGGGACCTATCGAGAAGAGAATCCTTATTGACAGCGAAGTAAAACTCGTTGAACGCTTTGGTAAACCAGATGCAAATACTGCCACATCATTTTTCACGGCTGCCAACTTTTTGGCATACGGAAACAATCTTCGCATTGTTCGTGCCGCTAATACAACTTCTAACTGTTCTACTTCAAGTGGAACTGGAATTTATATTAAGCATGAAGAGGACTACGAAGAGAACTATTTTAACGGTGAAGCGGCTGTTGGAGATTGGGCCGCAAGATATGTTGGTGGTTTAGGCGATTCATTGAGAATTTCTATTTGCCCAAGTGCAAATGCATTCTCTGGAAACTTAACTTCACTAGCATCTATCACAGCTAATGCGACTTCCAGTGGTAACGCTGTTATTCAACTTAGCACAAGTGCCGCTACATGGATTGCAAACAATGACTATATTTCTGTAGACGCTGGTTCAACATATATTCGTGTTGCACAAGTTTCAGCAACAACTCTTACTCTTGCAACTGCATTGAGTTCCGCAGTTACTGCTGGTCAACCAGTTCTTCGCAAATGGCAATATGCTGATAACTTTGACGGCGCACCAGGAACATCAACATATGTTGCTGACAAAGGCGGTAGCAAAGATGAAATGCACATTATCGTTATTGATGAAGATGGTAAATTTACCGGTCAAGCAAACACAGTTCTTGAAAAATACGCATATCTTTCTAAAGCATCTGATGCTAAGAGCGATAGCGGTTCATCAAGCTACTATCCTCGTGTAATTTTCAATAGATCCAAATATATCTATTGGATGGACCACACAACTGGTGGAACAAATTGGGGTACTGCCGCTCTAGGAACAACATACACTAACCTTAATACTGGTGTAGGCGTATCACTATCTGGTGGTGTGACTGCAACTCCAACTGATGCTGATACCATCAGAGGTTATGGTTATTTTGCAGATAGCGAAATTGTTGATGTTTCATTAGTCTTAGGTGGTGTTGCTTCTCAAACTGTTGCAACATACTTGATTGGTAACATTGCTGAGGCTCGTAAAGATTGTTTGATTTTCTTATCACCACGCCGTGATGATGTTGTTGATGCTCCAGGCAACGAAAGAGCAAACATTACTACATTCCGTAACTTGTTAACTTCATCTTCATACTCAGTCTTAGACTCAGCATGGAAATATCAGTACGACAAATACAATGATGTGTACCGTTATGTTCCTATGAACGGTGATACAGCAGGATTGTGTGTAAGAACAGACACCGAGCGTGACCCATGGTTCTCACCAGCTGGTTTCAATCGTGGTCAAATTAAGAATGTTATTAGACTTTCTTTCAACCCAACCAAAGCAGAGCGTGATGAGTTGTATAAGATTGGTGTTAACCCTGTCGTTACATTCCCTGGCGAAGGTACAATCCTTTTCGGTGATAAGACATTGTTAGCTAAACCATCTGCATTCGACAGAATCAATGTTCGCCGTTTGTTTATTGTTCTTGAAAAAGCAATTGCAAAAGCAGCCAAGTTTTCATTGTTTGAATTCAATGATGAATTTACTCGTGCCCAATTCGTAGCACTAGTCGAACCATTCTTGCGTGATGTACAGGGTCGCCGTGGTATTTACGATTTCCGTGTTGTTTGCGATGAAACAAATAACACTGGTGAAGTAATTGACCGTAATGAATTCATTGGTGACATTTATATCAAACCTGCTCGTTCAATCAATTTCATTCAACTGAACTTCGTTGCAGTTAGAACTGGCGTTGCATTTGATGAAGTTGTTGGTAAATTCTAATAAATAAAGAGAACAGGAGAAAATTAAATGGCTTTTAATGTCTATGAATTCCGCTCTCAGATGCAAGGAGATGGCGCTCGTCCTAACTTATTCCAAGTTGAGATGCAGTTCCCTCTTTTCTCTAATCCCGGAAATGCTTCACAAAAACTTACATTCTTTTGTAAGACTGCTGGCTTGCCAGGTTCAACAGTAAATTCAGTTCCTATCCAGTACTTTGGTCGTGAGATTAAAGTTGCTGGTAACAGAACCTTTGCTGACTGGACAATCACAATTATCAATGATGAAGACTTCGTTATCCGTAATGCTTTCGAGCGTTGGATGGCGGCGTTGAATTCACATTCTACTAACTTGAGAAATAATATCGCTCGTTCTGCTACATCTTATGGTGTAGATGCTGTTGTAAGACAGTATGGTAAAACAGGCAATGAAATTAAATCTTACAAGTTTATCGGAATGTTCCCAACCGATGTTAGTCAAATCGATGTTGATTGGGGATCAAACGATACAATTGAAGAGTTTACAGTAACTATGGCGTATCAATATTGGGAAGCCGCCGCAATCGGCATCAACTAAGTATAGGGAGGGATTTCCCCTCCCTTACTTTTTATTATATAATGGAGTGATATGGCTATCAGACTTTTTGGTTTCAATCTAGGCAAGAAAGAAGTAACTCAGGTCGAAAAACCTGAGCAGTCTTCTTTCGTTATGCCGCAAGCCGCTGTTGAAGACGGCGCTATAACCGTTCAATCTGGTGCGTACTATGGCACCTATGTGGACCTAGAAGGTTCGGTTCGCAATGAACTTGAACTGATTACAAGATATCGTGAAATGTCTCTTCATGCAGAATGTGAAGCGGCTATCGATGAAATTATTACTGAATCAATTACTATTGATACTGACGATGGTGAAATCGTTGATATCAATATGGACAAATTGAAACAGCCTGAATCTATTAAAAAGAAAATTAGAGAAGAGTTTCAAAATGTTAAACGCATGTTGAACTTCTCAAATCTTGGAGATGAGATTTATCGCCGTTGGTATATTGATGGTAGACTTAACTATCATATTATTGTTAACGAAAAACAGCCTAAACAAGGTATACAAGAATTAAGATTTATTGACCCACGAAAAATTAGAAAAGTTCGTGAGATTCAAAAAAATAAAGACCCAAGAACGGGTGCTGAATTAATTTCATCTGTCACTGAGTATTATGTCTATAATGATAGAGGCATGACTACTCAAGGTTATACAGCAAATGCTACA